CCAGCGCCACCTACACCGCCAGCGCCGCCTGCTCCGCCTTCGCCGCCCATGGCAGCTTGGTTTTGCACTTGGCCTTGGAGCTGCCCTTGCAGCTGTCCCTGGGCTTGCTGGTTGACGTTGCGAATCGTGGTGCGAGCCGCTTCCGTGACGGCAGCAGCGCCAACACGTCCGCCCGCTTCGATCATTGACGGAATGATAACGCAGTGGAAAGCCTGGCCGCGAGCCGATGCCGCGTCGATTAGCTTAGCGTCCGCGTCATAAGTCTGGAGCACAGTGAGCGTGCCGCAGTCGGAGAAGCGAACGTCGCTGCGATGAAGCACAACGTCAATCGATTTGTTGCTCGTCGGCAGCAAGAAGCTCTCGGGCTTCGTGGTGTAAGAGCCGCAGCCCACCGCAAGCAAAGCCGCTGGAATCAGGGCAAAGGGTGCGCGTTTCATTATAGCACCGCCCAGGTCAAGGCTAAGCGCCCGGTGATGGTGCAGCGCCGCTTGGTGGAATTGGTAAGCTTGCCGGCGCGACGAAGCTCCGGGAGCCGTTTGTGGATCGCGTCGTGCGAAAGCACGTCAGGATTCACCTTGATGGACAACTCGGTGGCAGTGCGGTAGGGAAACTCCCGCACCAACGCCAGCGTCTTGGTGAGCTGATCGGCAATGATGCCGCTGCTCGCCACGTTATGAAATGCAAGATTCTCCGAAGTCATAAAACCCTCCTAGTACGGTCGGTTGCGCACAATTAGTCTTCCGTTTGATTTTTCAACGTAGCACACTTGGGCTAGGAAGAATCTCCCTGTGCGCTCGAAACTCGGTATCCGCTTGTCTGCCATTGCAGCCACTAGATCGTACAAAGTCAAGACACCACCACCTTTCCATCCACCTTGTAATCCCGCAACACTCTTCGAAGCTTCGGCAGAGCCCGCTCTTTCATCCATCGACGCCAAGTGCGAGTCGACCGCTTCTTCATGTACCGGGTGGCGTAGCTCACCGACTGCCTGTAGAGGAGCACCCGCATAAGCACCCGCCTCTCCTGTACTGTAAACATTCCCAAAGCCTTTGTCAAGTCATACCGCAGCTCTGGTTGATCCTCCCGCACAAGCAGAGCCCGCTCTGTACCTTCCCCCTGTAAGTCTAGCAAAACAACCTCTTCTCTCTCCCCCTGGTCGTTGCGCAGGCGGAGCGCATGATAATCATCTGCCCTCACCTTTTTAGCCCCAAACCTTGTACTATCGGCCACCCTCTTGGGAGCCGGCTTAGCTTTCCTCTTGTTTTTCATCGTGTTGCCTCTGTTCCTTAATGCGTTTCATTGAACGATAGATCGTCATTCGAGACATACGCCCCTTGTAGCCTTGCTGCTTCAAGAGCTGGATTGCCTTGTCCGAGCCGTAGCCCGCGTCGACGTAATGCCCAAGCTTTCTAAGCACTTGCTGCTCATCTGGGTCGGGCTGAAGACAGCCCTCGTCAAACCGGTAGCCGAAAGGAGCATGGTGGCACCACCGCTGCCCTCGTCGCTTCTTGTACTGGAGAGCATCGGATGTTTTCTTCTTCACCATGTCCCTGAAAAACTCATCGAACAGCCCTCGCATGCCCGTAGCCAGCTTCTTGGTTGGGTCGGCTAGGTCAACCCTCCCCTGGCCTACCTCGTGGATCTCCACGCCCGCCAGGGCCAGCTGTTGCAGGTTTTCGAGGAGCCCTACAACGTCGCGGGAGAGCCGATCTTGATTGTAGAACACAAGAGCGCCGGCTTGGTGCCGCTTGATCGCTCCGTGAATCTGCTCCCACCGGCCACGCGAGGCCCCGCTGACGCCATCATGCTCAATGTATTCAACCACTTGCATGCCATTAGCTGAGGCATATCTGGAGATCTGATCGGCCTGCTCCAGCAGCGAAACCACCTTATTATCCGAGGCCTTAGACCGCCTCACGTAACCGATTACTTTCACTTTGCATTCCTCTTCACATTCCGCTTGCACCGTTCGCACCATCGCCGGCTTGAGCACTTACCGAAGACACACTTCGCCATGCGCTCGCATCGCCGCCCGCGACACTTGTGGTAATGCCCGCCATCGGGCTCTCCGCTGCCGATCACTTCACCCCCACCACGCACCACGTAGGATGCAGCTCTGCAATCACCACGTTCGTGGGACTGCCCTTCGGGTCTTTGATGATCCGGTCGAGCACAACCTCGATCCGCGCTTCACCGATTAGCCGGTGAACAGTGCCCTGGCCGAATGGATAGATGGTGATTACATCACCGGTTCTTGGCATCATCATGGCTAGTCATCCTCCAGCAAATAGATCGTGTTAAGAGTTTCCACGAGGCCCTGCATGAGATCCATGCGGAGCACGCGGCTTGTAATGATCCGACGCCCAGATCCCAGGTGCGGGTGATCCTGGGGAATGCCAATCAGCCGAAGCTGACGCGAGCTTAATTCGACAAACGACCAGCTCGCTAGTTTCACTCTTGGTTTCATAGCTTCCTCCATGTCAGTAAGTATAGCCATCGCCCACCCGCATGTCAAGGGGTGCGGTTATCTCAGCCCACATTTCACGGCTGATTGTTTTTGCCAGGGGAGAGCGGACGAACGCCGACACCCGCTTGTTCCCCCGGCGACAAGATACCAGTAACAGTTTTCCGTGTGCCGCGCCAGATGAAGGCGTTACAGAGCCGGCAGATGCTAACCGAGATCGTTTCTCCACCTTGCTCTCTCCTCTCACGATACCACGGGCTTGGTTCATGGTTACACTCTTGGTTTGTTAGGACAGTCGTTGGCGTTGAACTCATGGCTGGCCTCATACGCACAATGCGGGCACACCGTCACCATCTGAGGGGTGTTGGCGCTCTTCCGGTGCTCTTCCCGCTTCGCCGCCGCAGCTTTCAGATTGGTCGCCCAATTGTTCCAAAACACTTCGGTGTCGAGCTGCCTCAACAGCGCCGCGCCCTTCTGCTTGTAATCCGCATAGCCAGCAGCATCGATGACCTTCTTCACTTCGTCCTTCGATAAGATCGAAACGATACGGCCGATATACTCTGCCTCTTCACCGCTGAAAGTAGCCGTCAGCTCGAAGCTGTTCTTAAACTGCCTCACTCGATTGACTCGCATAAAACCTCCTAGTTGCGCACGTTAGTAATAACATATCCGATCATCCACGCTAAGCCTGTCAAGGGAAACACCAGAAACACCCACTCGCCAAAAGCATCCACCAAGCCACGGAGAACAATCACCACGACAGCTATTAGGAGCAGGCAAGCATACCCTACGAAGATGTTGCCGATTACGCTTTCCATCAATCCTCCTTTGGAGACACGCTTGTTGGTTCGAACAATAGGAATGGCTCTTTGACTCCCTTGTGCCAGTTGTTCACGGCCAAGACGTTGCGCACCGGGTCGTCACCGAGCGCCGCTTGAAAGGCAGCCCTCACCGGCAGATCGTAGTCGACCGGCAAGCTTATGATTGCATGGTGGCCCTTGCCGTCTTTCGACGTGTAAAGGTGCTCCAGCTTCGCACCGTATCGACGGCGCAGGATCTCGAAGACAAGATCATTCAGCTGCTTGCCATCGTCCAGGTCGACCAGCAGATGACGCGGGGTGCTGCGATGCACGATGAAGCCGGCGTCCGCAGCCTTATCAACCGCTGCTTCAAATTGTACGCTATAATCCGTTGATTCCATTGCGCTTTATCCTCCTTGCATCGCCCACGCCATAGCGAATCAGCTGACTCACTGACTCGGGAATCGGGAAGCTTCCGTCTTCCCACCGCTGCACTTGCCGCACACTGTAGCCCAAGGCCTTGGCGAGCGAGGCCTGGGTGTGATGCCGCTTCAGCCTTTCCGCAATGAATTCAGAGGCTTGCATGGTATCTCGCAATCTGTGCTTCAGCTTGTTTCCACAGCAACTCATTGCCGCCTTGCAGCGCCGGCAGCAGAGCTGCCTTCTCCGCCATGTACACGCGGGCAAACTTAGGATCGTGCAGCGTTATGTCTTCCGTGTTGTCGAGGAGATCCGCCAGCTTGATGGTTTTCACTTCAGCCGGCGCAGCTGCCAGCCGTATGCGTGACTGTGCTTTGCGCTCAGCGCGATTGCCTTGCTCCATGTCGGAGAGCGCAATCACGTAGCTCGCCACCACCACGCCGAAGAGCTGCTTGATATCCGATGCTGTCGCCTTGGTGTCTTCGAGGGTGTCATGCAGCAGAGCTGCCATGATCATCTGCGAATCACCGCGTACCGCTTCGACACGCGAGGCCACCGAGATCGGATGGTTGATGTAGGGCAAGCCCGTGTATTTGCGCACCTGGCCCTTGTGGGCTTCCGCTGCAAATACAGCAGCTTGCAGTATTGTGTTGAAGTATTCCATCACTCTGTCCCTCGCTCTTTCGTCAAGCGCTTCTGTGCGCTACGCTCAGCTTTCCAAAAGATCCGCTTCCACTTGCGCAGGTGCTTCCACCATTGCGGGGGCCGCGTTGCATTGCCTTGTTTCACGTTAGCCATTGAGCCCCCTCTGCGGCCAAAAGACATGCCGATTGCCCCCACGGTCGAGGAGCACCACGGATAGCTGCTTGTGATTCGCCAGCGCTTGGCACTCCGCCGCTATGCCGGCGCATTGCACCGCGCTCTCCTCGTCAACCGGTTGCACCATGATATTCACTTGCCTCTCAGCAATTATCTGAATCAATGATCTGTTCATGGCTCTAATCTAATCCTCCCCTCGTGCTTTGTCAAGCCCCTGTATTTTGTGCCGGCTACGCTCCCATCGGAAGTCGACGCAATCGCACTCCATGCAAGGCTTGATCCACTCATTTCGATCATGCTCTTTGTAGCTATGCCGGCACCGTCCGCACTTACGATCTTGGCCCTCAGCTTTAAGCATTTTTAACTCCTAACTGCTTGATCTTACTCACTTCATGCTCAAATGACATATAAATAGCTCTTAATAGCTTAAAGAAGCTTTGCTATACTTAGCTTCTTAAAGCTTTAAGAAGCTGCTTAAAGCAGCCTAAGCTGCTTTAAGCTCATAGCTCTGGCTTAAGAGCCCTAAGCTCTTAAGCCCATAGCTCCAATAGCATAGCTCTGACTAAATGCCATAGCTCTAAAGCTTCAGGGAGCTTCATAGCTTCGAGGAGCAAAGCTTCGAGGAGCTTCATGGCTTGCTCCGAGGAGCTTCGTTCACTGTGATCTCTACGCAGAGAGGAGCACCGTTTAGAGCTGCTATTCTGTACGCTTCTCGCCACTCAGGAGCACAGATTAGTAGCAGCATGATGAAGTCTTCGAGCTGCATTGTTGACTCTGTGCTATTCATATCATCCTCCATGCCCAAATTACTTTAGCTCGTGGTCTTGAGCGCCAATCATGTACTAAGCCCTGCGTCACTGCGAAGTAGTGCCCTCGGGACATGCAGAGATAATGCCCCTCGGGATGCGCTAAAGCGAAAGCTTTGACTGTCATGCTCTTATGCCGCAGGTATCGCGTGACTGTATCGGGAGCGATGTTCAGGATCGCATTGGCAAGCTGCGTCACGCTAGTCTTGCGCCCTGGCTTGCGTCCCTCAGCTTGTAGCACGCTCCATGCTTGACTGTAGGGTATGCCGACAGCGCAGACAAGAGCCCGGACAGCGCAATCGTTGCGCTCAGTGTGCGGAGCGCAGCCGCGATAAAGATCGTCAGTGTGCTTAAGCATTGCTGTTCTCCTCGCGTTCGATAATGGCATACTGCCAGTTGACAGAGTAGGGGCTTTCCGCTTCCCATAGCTCCGGGTGTTGCTCTAAATCAATCACCTTGCTCTTGAACTGTAGCGGATAGCCTTCCGGCAATCCGATGATTCGATAGCTCACCATGACTTAGCCCTCCGCCTTGCAAAGACAACGCTCCAACACCTTACCGTTAGCCTGGGGACCGTTCCCCATGTCGGGATAGTCCAAGCCGCAATCAGTGCAGCTGTACCAGTTGAAGCTATCCCGTAGCCCAAGCCTGGCATGCCCGGTGAACTTTAGCCCGGTGCGCTGCTCGATCTCCCTAGTTTGCTGAAGATCCCACCATCTGCAAATTGGTGTCTCGTATTCGTTCATAATGCCCTCGAATCCCGCACAGGTTGCCACGTAATAGCTTTTCAGGCCTTGGTTGCGGCTAGTGCCTCAGTTTCGCTTTTCTCCTGGGGCCAAGCCCCTAACCCTTCAAAATAGCCCCTTAAAGCCACACAATTGGCCGTAGCGCGATGTGTATGGTTTTCCCTACACTCAGGGACTAGGGGCCATTTAGCCCCCAATCCCTAAGCTTTTCCAGTAGTTACGCTCCGAACACCTTGCTGAAGCCCACGGTGGAGTTGAAAGCCACATTGGGAGTTGACTCTTTCAGAGCCCGCGTTACCGCGTTGTGCAAGCCCCATGCTGTCATCTGGGCGCAATCGGGATATTGCTCAGGGTTACGCTGTGCCCGTTCGAAGAAGATATCGTAAGCGATCTTGAAGGTTTGGAACGTAAGTATGCCATCGTAAAGGCTTTTAGCGAGCAAAGCCTGTGCCTCATGCGTCGACAGCGACGTGTTCTGCATGCGTTCGATGCTATTGGCGAAATTTGACTGCTTGTTACGCCAAGAATCCATCCCGCGACGGATCAAATCACGGAGCGAATAGCCCCAGGTGTGCTTTTGCTTCAAGACGGTGATATCGCCGCTCAATGCCATGTTATCGCAAACGAAGACGCGAGCGCCGGCAACGATCTGGATTGCAATTTTCTTGTCATTGCTGTGACGAAAACCGATTGCCGATGATACTCCCGGCACTAGCTGTTCAGCTAAATCAAAGGCACCGAAAAGCTTGTTGCCATTGCTTCCGACTGCGAACTGCTCCCGCGTGACTTCGAGCCCCTGATAAGACAAGTCAAGCTTGATGCTTTCGACTAGCTCAACATGACTCACTGGACGCCAATAGCGTGTCGAGCCCGGAGTTGCGATTTCTCGCAGCTGCTCGATTGTGACGATTGCCGTGTCTTTGTGACTGATAAACCTTGCTTTGTTATTGTTGTCTTCCATGACTGCGATTCTCCTATCTGTCGTTGAGCCCGTTAATGTTTTGACTTGTTATTAAGCATCTTCTGTGCCAACGTCATCGATGGCATTTTCGAGCATCTCTTCCCGTACCGCTGCCAATTGGTCTTCCCTGTCAGTGTCAATGCTGTCAATTGACTTGTCACCAATGACAAGATGACCGTCGACAAGCGATAGCGATGGAAAGCGCTCCAACATCGCTAGGCGTTGCTTTGCCTCTGCGATTGACTGCCGGTGACTCTCGATCAATGCTGTATTCACTGGTGTCTCACCTAACAGATAGCGAATGTTAGTTTCAGTGAAAGTGATTTTGAATCGTAGGTTGTCAGATTCAGTGTTATGCATGGCTTGACTCTCCTATAAGCTTGAAAACAACGCGAATCGGTCCCTGATGATATAGCAATCATCTTGTGACTTGTCAATGCTCCATCGAGCAATGACTTTACCATCTGGCATAATCTTGTAATCGTTAACCAGATGCGCAAGGTAAGCGCTGTCCGTAGCGTTCGCAAGCGCTTTGCCATATTCGTCAATCGAGATTTCGAACTTTGCTATTTTTTCCATGGTCTTATTCTCCTATTTTGTCGACTATCTCTTCAGTGATAAAGCTTCGGCTACAGAGCTGATAATAAGCTTCACTTTCGAATTGCTCTGCTCCGCAATTGGCGCAATGGTCGCATGACTCATAATCGTGACCTAGTTTGTCTTCAAGCTTTTTGCTCATTGTCTTTCCTCTACAGAGTCACTAGAAAATCACTGTTCTGCTTTGCTCGTTTTTTTGCTTCATTACCTTTGATGCAAAGGCCTACAATTACGTTTTTCTTGTCAAGAAATCTCAAGTCATGCTCGGTGCCGTCTATGACTTCGTGCCCTTTGTAGCTGTCAGGGATATCGCCGGCGAATACCACGGCAACATTGACTCCGCGATTCATTGCGTCTTCACAAGCTTGCCAATTGTCACCACTGAAAGAGAATGTTAGGTGATAATTTGGTAGCTGTCCGCGATGCTGTAGCGGTACTTTGGTGTAATCGTAAAATTGAACTTCCGAGAATTCAACCATTAAGCTTGACAATTTCTCCCATAGAATATCGCTTGTGCCGTTTAAGCGAATCGCAGGGATTAAATTCAATCGCTTTGCTCTTCGGATTAAGGCCTTGATATCTTGCCGCAAGGTATCGATGAAAGCTTGACGATTGCTCAAAAACTCCATCGTTTTGCGTGCCCTTGCAGCATTGATCTTCGGATATACTTGACCTAACCCGCTATCAACTAAGCAATTCGTGAAACATGATTCGCTGGCATAGGGACAAAGCTTTGCTCGGTTTGTTCTTGGGTTAAGATACAGTATGCCCGTAAGATAACCGTAAGACTCACCTAAGCTTGTCTTTGCATTGTCTTCCGCTAACAGTTTCATTGCCATATTGTTCAATCTCCTATGCCAGTAACAAAGCAATCGATATGCCAGTGCAGCGTTGCGCTGGAATGCTCAATCGCTCCAAGATGCTCCAAGCGCTCTTCCGCGTTTTGTCATATCTGTCAAATCTTTGTGTCAATGTCATGTCAGAGACAAAGAACTTGACTATGCAAGAGGCGTGCCAAAAGCAATTTCAAGCTTTGGAGCGCTCTTCCCTGCTAACTATGTGATATCCCTATGCAATATCCGTACCACATCGAACGTTATGGTATGCTTGCCGATCTCTTAAGCAATATGCATGCCATGCTAAGTCATTGATATCATTAGTGTTTGTTGTTGCATGCAAGAACCGTGCCATGCTCGGACATGCAAGATCGGTGCCAAGCATCTGGCATGGATTTTGCAAGGCGGCGGCAGCGGGGTGGCCCCGAGGGGTGGGGTGGGCAGAGGTCCATATTAGAGCCTTTTCTCATGCGTGTGGAACAAAAAGAACTTTCCTGTGCTCCTCCGCGCACTTAGCTCCTCTTTCGCCCACAGCTTTGACCAAAACTTCCATGTTTGGGGCCAATAGGGTGAGGGGGACAACATGCCAAAGCTGCGTAAGCCAGGGAGATCTAAGAAAAAAGGGGTGCCCCCGACAAAGCGAGAACAAGCCCAGATGTTGGCGTTGAAGCAATTGAATCTCGGCAACTACCAAGTGGGCGAGATCATGGGCCGCTCGCCACACACCATCAGGAAATACTGCGAGAGCCCAATGTTCACGGACCCGGCTTTCCAGAAGCTCGTGGAGGAGTACAAGAGCAAGGAGCTGATCGATCTCACAGCGATGAACATCAGCGCTCGGGCTCGCATTCACGATCTCATTCCCACGATGACGCCAATCGAAGCTATCGCCACCATGGACAAGAGCTTCCAGCAACGCCGGCTCATCGAAGGCAAGAGCACAGAAAACATCTTCAGCCTGCGCAAGATCATCGAGGAAGCCCACGGCCCTAGCATAGCGCAGAAGCCACAGGGGAGCACAGATGCCATTCAAGAGCAAAGCGCAGCAGCGCTACATGTTCGCCAAGGAGCCGGCGATAGCGAGAGAGATGGCGTCGAAGACGCCCAGTATCAAGAAGCTCCCGGAACACAAGAAGAAAAAGAAAAAGAATCTTAAGCAAATCTTCGGATAAGGGCCTGTAGTGTAATGCGAGCACGTCTGCCCTGCAAGCAGACAGCGAGGGTTGAACTCCCTCCCGGTCCACCAATAAGCCCGAATAGCTCAGTTGGTAGAGCACTTGCCTTGTAAGCATGTGGTCGGCGGTTTGAATCCGTCTTCGGGCTCCAAACAAGAGAGGGATCATGGCCCGTTCAGACGAGTCGGACATCGTACTGGCGTGGAGCAAGGATATCGAGAAGTATGTCGCAGACACGCTCCCCGATTTCACCTTCACACGTCAGCAGCTAGTCGCCGCCAAAGCCTTCGTGGAGTTGTGTTGGGCGAAGCTTGAAGTGAATAGCAATCCGAATGGGAAGCACAGCGAGAAGCTCAGGGCTCTCTCGCGCAAGTTCGGCATGAGCATCATGTCCGGTGTCGGCACAGGCAAAGGCGCTCTCGCCGCTGTGCTCGTGCTCTGGTTTTTGAGCGTGTTCCCTTATCCCAAATGCGTGGCGGTGTCGCCGTCAGCACGCCAGCTGCGAGACAACTTGTGGTCGGAGCTGGCGAAGTGGCATCAGAAGAGCAAGATCAAAGAATGGTTTGTGTGGCAGAGCGACAAGTTCTTCCTGAAGGAGTGCAATGGTCAGCAGTGGTTCATATCGGCACGCACGGCAAATCCGCGCAATAGTGCAGATGAGCAAGCAGAAACCCTCGCGGGTATCCACGAAGACTTCGTGCTTATCGTTGGCGACGAAGCTACGGGCGTGCCCGATCCTGTATTCCGACCGCTCGAAGCCACTCTCACACGTAAATGCAACCTCTGCTTATTGACCTTCAACCCCACAAAGGGCAAAGGCTTTGCATACGACACGCAATTCAAGGAACGCGATCAATGGGTGACGTTCCGCTGGAACAGTGAGGAATCGGAACTTGTCACAAAAGAAAGTATTGATCGACTCGAAAGAAAGTACGGAAGAGAGTCAAACTCATTTCGCATTCGTGTCTTGGGATTGCCTCCACTGTCTGGAGAGAATGAAGTTATTCCCTGGGATTGGATCGAAGAAGCAGTTGATAGAGAGCTGGAGCCCCTCTCGGACGATAAGCTCATTTACAGTCTCGACGTTGGAGCCGGGGGAGATGATTCGATACTCCTAAAGAAGCTCGGCCCCCGCGTGTTGAGCCTCGAAGCGAAGGGATACAACGAGAGCACGAAGGTGGTCGATTGGGCTGTGCGTGAAACGCTGGCTCAGCCGCCTACAGTGTTCTTTGGCGATCCGATCGGATGGGGGTGGGGCGTCATGGGTGAGATCGAGCGCCGCGTCAAGCACATGAATGTGGACGTGGTGCAGGTGAACGTCAGCGAGCATGCCTATCAGCCCGACCGCTTCCATAGGCTGCGCGACGAGCTGTGGTGGACCCTGCGCGAAGAGTTCGAGCGCGGCCATCTCAGCATTCCTGATGACCCAATCCTTAAAGGCGACTTAAACGCTCCTCACTACGATGATAGCACAGGCATCATCAAGGTGGAGAGCAAGGCCGATCTCAAGCGGCGCGGTGTCGAGAGCCCCAACCGGGCAGACGCCCTGATGATGACCATGCGGTATGGTGCCAGCGAAATTAGACGCCGGCCTCCCCCGCGTGATAAGGCCCGACAGCGCAGCCGAGAGAGCTGGCGCACAGCTTAACGAAAGGAATCCTTGTGGCCCAAGCAACGAATTCTCCGACATACGAAGAAGATGCCCGCGAGAAGGGCCATGAAGATGACGACTACAAAGAGTTCAGCGCTGAAGCAGATCTCTCTCCCGACGAGAAAGCTAAGCTTGTAGACAAGCTCGACAAGATGTTCAACTACGCCCTGGACAATCCATCCTGGAAGCGTGGCCGAGACAAGATGATCGAGTGCTTCAAGTATCGAGAGGGAGAACAGTGGACGGAAGCCGAGAAGAAAATTCTCGCAGAGCGCCATCAGCCTGACACGGTGAATAACCAAATCAGCGTGGTGGTGAACAGGCTTGTTGGCGATCTCGTCAATCAGCGCTTCCGTGTTGGCTTTGTGGGGCTCAACCAGGAGCCCGATGAAGCCATCGGCAACATCCTCTCCGACATATTCCGCCATATCCGCCAAAGCAACGATATGGAGTTCGAAGAGCGGGATATGGCAGAGGATGGCTTCACGTCTGGGATGGGCTGTCTCGATATCAGCATCGCCTTCGATGACATGGATCAGCCCCAGATCAAGGTAAGGAACGAAGACCCTCTGATTGTCTTCCCGGACCCTGACAGCCGGCGCTACGATTGGAACGAGGATGCTCGTTTCATTGCGCGGGCCAAGTGGTGGAGCATCGAGGAAGCGTGCGAAGTTTATCCACAGGCCGAAGCCGATATCAAGGGAGCGGGCGGATTGTCCCCCTTTGATTCCAGCTCGGGGCAGATTGCCAACGTGGATCACTTCAAGGGCGAGCGCTACGTCGACAAGGACAACGAACGCATTCGAATTATCGAAGTGCAGTACAAGAAGCAGGAGCGCGAACGCCTCTTGCTCCTCAGTGACGGCACTTCGCACCCTCTGCCTGAAGAGGCGAAGGGCAAAGAGATTATGAAGCTGGCAAGAGAGCGCGGCCTTCAAGCCAAGATGCTCAACCGGCTCAAGACAACTGTGTGTGTTGGCGTGTATGCAGCCGGCGTGCTGCTTGAACACAAGGAAACCGACCACAAATACTTCTCGCTGGTGCCCTACTTCGCGTACCGGCGCAAGACAGGGGAGCCTTACTCCCTAATAACACTCGCACTGTCCATGCAGGACGCAATTAACAAGCGAGAATCTAAGGCTCTCCACTTACTCAACACCAACCAGGCCATCTATGAGAAGAGCGCCGTTGACGATCCTGCGCGGTTGGCGGAGGAAAAGGCGAAGCCGGATGGAAACATCGAGCTTCGTGACGGTGCGCTCTCGCAGCAACGCTTCCAGTTCAAGGAAAACCTTGAATTGGCCGCTTCGCAGTTCAATATGCACCAACGGGCGCAGGCCGATCTCTACAGCATTGTCGGGATGGATCAGCGCATGGGGCAGCAAACAGGGGAGATCCGCTCCGGGAAAGGCTTGCAGCAGAAATACGCTGAAGCAAGCAAGCCGGTTGCGACCCTGTTTGACAACATCCGGCGCACACGGAAGATCTTTTCCCGTGTGGCCCTCGACTTCGTGCAGAAATACTACACGGGCGAGAAGATCTTTCTCATTACGGACGACGAGAACGCTGCCAAGCAGGTGGGCATTAGTGCCGACCAGATGGCACAGATCAAAAATGGGCTCTATGACGTAGTGGTGACGGAATTCGAGGACGATCCAAGCACGCAGGACGAGCATTTCCGCATTCTGATGGAAACTCTCCCGCAGCTCTTGCAGTTCCCGGCTCCCTACACCGCCGAATTGCTCAAAGCTTCGCGTATCCGCAACAAAGAGGGGCTTCTCAAGGTGCTCAGCGAGCCGCAAGGCCCGCCGCCTGTACAGCCTAAGCTCAATTTGCAGGCCAATCTCGATATGCTTGAGCCTGTAGAGCGTGCCGGCGTGTGGCAACTCGCTGGCAAGCCTGAAATCGCTGATGCCGTCATGCAAATCAATCCCCAAACAGTGCAGGCGGCGAAGTCCGCCACTGAATTGGCGAAAGAGCAGATGAAGAGCAGCGGTCAGGGCGAGCAACAGCGTGTGCAGCTCGAAATGGAGCAGGCACAGATGGATGCTCAGCTGAAGCAAGAAGAGCACCGCATGAAAATGGAGGAGATGGCAGCGAAGCATCAGCTAGAGATGGAGAAGATCCAGATGGAGATGCAGAAGATGCAGCTTCAGATGGTAGTCGCGCAGAACACACCACAGAAAACGGAAAAGGCAGGGAAATGAAAAAGCACGTAGCAGTATTGTTTTTCATTGGATGGTTTTTCTCTATGCGGGCGAGCGTCGGGCCTGGAATCAAGGCCACCACCACGGTGGGACCCTTCAGAAACCAGGCGGGCTGCTCTGCCTATCGGGAAGAGATCGTTGAGAGCCTGAAAGCTGTTGGCTTCCAGGGCGTGGTTGACGATTGCGTTGAGCGAAAGGGTGCCTAATGTGGAATTTACTGATCGGCCCAATCGCTGAAGTGGTGAACACCATCCTCAAGCGCATTCTCCCCGCCGAGAAAATGTCAGAGGAAGAGCGGGCTAAGTTAGAAGCCCAAGTTACCCTAGAACTCGCCAAGCAAGATTGGCAAGGTATCCTGGGTCAGCTGGAGATCAACAAAGAGGAAGCCAAGAGCCCCCACTGGTGGGTGGCCGGCTGGCGTCCCTTCGTTGGATGGGTGTGCGGTACGGCTTTCGCCTACCACTACATCGTCCAGCCTCTCCTGGGCTTTGTGCTGGTGGCAGTCTATGAGAATCCGCTTGGAAGCAACCTTCCAGTGTTTGACATGGACAGCTTGCTCACCGTGCTCCTCGGTATGTTGGGGCTAGGCGGGCTGCGTACATTCGAAAAATACAATGGGGTGACCCGTGGCTAGAGAATTCCGCGTCGGCTTCGACAAAATTAGCGATCCTCAGACAATCACACAAGAGAACGTCAAAGCGTTCAAAGAGCAAGATCTCGACATTCACAGACACGAAGTTGAGAAGTTAGAAGATGACCATGGCAAGCGGGAGCGAGTCTACCGTGTGAAGAACACGAAATACTTCGGCCCCTGGAGCCATCGCGGATAAGCGGCCAGCAGGGGGGCCATAGCCTCGCATAGAGGCTTCCCCCGGCACCGCTTGCATGACACCATCATCTAACCAAGACCGACCATCCCTCCTGGCCGGAATGCTGGTGAAAACCCGGCTGGTGTCTTCAATCTGCTATATCATATAGCGGATACCCAATTTTATACGTTAAAGTGTATTTTCCATCTCAGCGTTCACCCGCAGCGCATGTTCACTAAAAATGAACAAGCTTCCTGCAAATCCAATTGATCGCTGAAGGAGTGTTCATGGCAGTAACAGAAGGCACGAGCGAAAGCTCTGCAACGCCCCTCGATTCATTGTTCAGTCACGATTCGGAGCCGAGCGTCGAAAAGACCTCCTCAAGCGTCGAAAACGACTCCAAAGAAGACGGTGAGGGCGAAGCTTCTCAGAAATTCCCCGAGTCTTCGTCGGATGAAAAACCGACCGACAAAGAGGCAAAGCCTGAAAAGCAAGCACCGGTTGTCAAGAAGGAGACTGAAAAGACTCCTGACGTGAAAACTGATGCTAAGACGGAAGGAGAGCCCACCCCGGAGCAGAAAGCTGCGAAGGAAGCGGAAGAAGCGAAGAAGAAGTGGGAGAACGACGAAAACCCATTCTTCAAGCGCTACAGGGACACGTCAGCCAGCTGGCAGAAGGAGCACCAAGAAAAGCTTCAGCTCCAGCAAGCAGTGGCCCAGATGCAGCAAGAGATGGGCGTCATGCGCAAGATTGCGGATGGCACCTACGATCCTGAAGTGGATGACCCGGCGAAGCATATCACCCCCGAGGCGATAGCGTCCCAGGCCCTCACTGTCGGCAAGGCGTTGTCGTCCAAAGCGGCGATGATCGAGCAGCATGGCAGTGAAGTGGTTGAGCAGAAGTTGGCTCAGTTTCACGAGCACTTCGGCGGCAACCAGATGGTTCAGGCTCTCGTGCTGAATTCCGATTCCCCCGTACACGAAGCTTTCCGTGTGATGGAACGCCTGGAGTTCGAAACCAAGTACGGCAGCTCGCCTGCTGATTGGCACAAGAACATTCGAGCCGAAGCTGAAAAAGAGCTTCGGGAGAAACTCAAGGCTGAAATCACCGAAGATCTCATGGGCAGGGCTGATAAGAAGAACAACACCCCGCGAGGACTCTCTTCCCCTCGTGGGAGCAATGGCCTCAAGGCAGGCAACAAAGTTGCCGGCCCTAAGTCATTGGGCGATATATTCTCTCGATAAAGGAAGGTACTCAAATTGTCTTACATCGAAATCCTCACTGGTAACGGGCTGACCGCTGAACAATGGGAAGATAGCATTTTCAGCGAATACATCGGCATGCTCCAGTGCAAAAAGTTCATGGGCACCGGCACAGACAGCATCATCCAGGTCAAAGAAGACCTGATTAAGAAAGCTGGCGATGCCATCACTATCGGCCTCCGTGGTCGTGTGGTTGGCGGCTTGGTGTCGGGGAACGCGAAAGCCATCGGAAACGAAGGCACGCTGTCCTTCTACAACCAACGTGTCGAAATCGACAACATTCGTCGGGCGATCAAGTTTGAAGACATCCCCATGTCTCAAAAGCGCACGATGTTCAACGTGCTGAGCGAAGGCAAGAGCGCGTTGGAAGACGAATTCGCGGTCGACTTCGATGATGATGTGATCGAAGCGTTGACAGACCACGCCTCTGGCCGCGTTCGTGGGCGCTATCTGTACGGGGCTGCGGATTCCAACTGGAACGCCACGCATGCCACCGCGCTGACGAACATCGACGGCACCAACGACATGCTCACCACGAACATGATCGGCATCGCAAAGCGTAAAGCTTTGATCCCGGTCAATGCCACTGCGAAGATCCGCCCCTCGCGTTTCAAGATGGGCAAAGACTTCGAGCAATGGTTCGTTCTGTGGGCTCACACCTACGCTCTCAGGGATATGGTGAACAACGACGCTGCTTGGCGTAACCGTGAGTTGAACCTCACGCCTGCCGGCACGGGCTCTGTGTTGTTCTCTGGCTCCGCGTTCAAAGGTGCGTGGGAAGGCGTCATGGTTTACGAGAACGAGCGCTTGCCGCTGATCTCGTCCACCGTTCAATGCACCGAAAACTTGCTCTTGGGAGCGCAGGCTGCGGCAGTTTGTTGGGGCCAACGCACCAAGTTCAACGAAGAGGAAGCAGACTTCGGGCATGACATCTCCTACGAGCTGCATGAAATCCGTGGCATCGAGAAGCTGGTGTTCAACCGGAGCACCGAAGAGGACCATGGCGTTGTGCATGTTTTCTCGTCTGCGGTTGCGGACTAACCGTAACTAAGAAAGGAGTTAAAACATGGCTCAAACTGCTCTTTCTCCCACTCGCGTTGAAGCGGTGGGCTCGATGACGAAGCTGGTGGTGGGTGTGGCTGGCGGAAGTGGTACGACCACAACTGTCACCATCCCCGGTGTGAAGGGAATCAAAGCGGTGATCGTGAGCGGGGCTACGTCAGCTACCGCGCCCTATTGCGACACGATCTCGACCAACACCTTCACCGTCACACATGCTTCGAGCGATCTGTTCACGTACATCGCGTATTGCGATGGTGGCATCTAATTTACCTGTAGGGGGAAGCCAGTTTGGGAAGCCTAGTGAGTTGTCCCGGAGCTTCCCCCGACTAACTAAGGAGAATCATAGTGGCAATCGTTAATCTTCGCCCCTTCTACGTGAAGCTGGTGAACACCCGCACAAAGCGCCCCATCGATGACGACACGGGCGTGTTCCAGGTCTACACCGCTGGCTCCGCTGCCCGCGCTACGATCTACAATGCGGCTGGCACGCAGCTCACCCAAGAAGTGGTCGGCACTTCGTTCATCTCTCGCACGATGACGGACGGTACGTTAGAGTTCTACACCGACCGTAGCGTTTCGAGCGTTGACGTTACTATCCTCACCGCTGGTGGGCGTTCGTACTTCCTGAAGAGCCTCTCGGCTTCGCAGCATCGTGCGGACGTTGACCCGGAACAAACCGAGTTCACCCTCGTCGCTGCTTTCAACGACCGGGCGAGCTGCACCACTGTTCGTCCGTTGGGCTTCCGCCTGCGGCGCGGCATGGTGGTCAAAGACGTGTTGGTTAAAGTCACTGCGGCCTTTGCGGGCGCTGCGGCTGCTTCCAACCGCTATAGTGTGGGGCGTTCGGGAGCCGCAACTGGCTTCTTGAACAACATCACGCTCAGCTCTGTGGGTTTCAAAGTTGGCTCTCCGTCTGTTTCGACCACGGGCGTTGTCCTGGCTTCGCGCTACGGTGCAAGCTTGGCGCAATTCCATGCTTCGAGCACGGCGTTTGTCGACTACTACATCCGCAAGAACTACATCGCGGCCACGGCCACGGCGTCGAATAACCTCGTTGTGAAACGTCAAACTGCGGCTACCTTAACCCATTCGTTCACCAACACTGGTGTCAGTGGCGCGGGCAAAGGCTACATCTACTACATGTACACTTTGCTCCCCACCGAATTGGCAAGTCAGTAATCATCATTGGAGGGAAATGATGGATCAGCAAACACAGGCCGAGTTTCTACGCGGGAAGTATGAAGCTTCTCGCGTAGCAGCTCTGGCTGTTACCAGCAAAATCAAGAGCGGGGAATATCCTTTAGTGGATGTTCCCTGCTTTTGCGGTTCTAGGGACGCAGAGGTATTGGGTGAGCATGAGCGCTACGGCATTCCAGCTCGCATCGTGCTCTGCAAAGAGTGTGCGCTCATTCGCATCAATCCGCGAATGACCCAGAAGGCCTACACGGCCTTTTACAACGATCATTACCGAAAGTTAAATTCCCCTAAGCTCCTCACCCCCAACATCACCAATTTGGAGGAAGAGGAGATGGGCGTCTTCAACCGGCAGATGGAAAAGGGCGAAGGCATCATCAAGAAGATGCTGGAGCAAGCCATTCCAGCCCCCAAGAGGGTGCTGGACATTGGCTGTCATGTCGGCGGGATGCTTAAGCCCTTTGAAGAGCGCTTTGGTTCGGAGCTATGGGGTGTGGAGATCGATGAGGCCAGCGCAACCCATGCGCACGAGAACGGAGTGGCGGTCGTCCCTACAGTGGACGCCCTGATCTCCCGAGGGCTTAAGTTCGACTTCATTATCATGCAGGACGTGTTGGAGCATTACACAGATCTCTACGATCTGCGTAAGGTGCGGGAGTTGATGACCCCCGACTCGTTCCTCTACATCTACACGCCTGGGCTGTTCCGTGCAAACATCCACAGCAACCTACAGATTGCGCACACTTTCTATTTCTGTGCGAACAATCTACATTGGACTCTTACGGAGCTAGGCTTCCACGTCACGTTCATCGATGAGGAATGCTACGCTTTCTGCCAGCGTGTTGAAGGGACTGTCATCAACAATCCTAAGCCAACGGAGTGGGTGGAATATGTGCGAGATGAATGGGAAGGGAAAGACTTGCGCAAGATGCCGCCCTTCAGCGGGGTCTGCAAGTTCACCAAAGAAGAGCTGTACGGGAACATGCGCGACGTGTTCGCAAGGAAGCTCCCCGATCTCTCAGAGATCACCCAGACGCAGCACGGAGGAGTGTGCATTGTCGCTGGCGGACCTTCCATTGACGGAGAAGTGGACACCCTCCGAGAGCTACAAAAGCAGGGTATGCAAGTTATATCCATTCTGCGGATGTATCCTTGGTGTGTCCAGCACGGCATAGTGCCCGACTACGTGGTGAGTCTCGACTGCACTGACGACCAAGTGAATGGCTTCAGTGAGAAGGCTCCTGGAGTCACGTATCTGTTCGCCTCTGTGACGAATCCCTCTTTCCTCGACCAAGTGGTGGGGGAGAAGATTTACATCTTCGATAGCAGGGATGATCGGAAGATCCAAGACCTGCGCAGGGATGCGGGCTACACCCGCTGCTCCGTCGTAAATGGCGGGGGCAGTGTGGCAATCTGCTCCATCTCTCTTGCATTCAACCTTGGCTTCCGCGAGCTGCACATCTTCGGGCTCGACTGCATGATGCCTTCCGTTGAGAAGACGCATGCGGACGGCATCGCCGGCAAGAGCATCGACGTGCGCCCGCTGCCTATCGAGATCGCAGGGGAGACAATCCTCACCACAGGAGCCTGGCTGGAATTCACCAACCAAGCCCTGGACCTGATCTCTGTCGCGCAGCAAGAGGGAGCGCTGGACAAGGTGCAATTCCATGGGGAATGCCTTGCAAACAAATTGTGGGATGGAACCTTCTCGGAGGGAGAATGATCTTTCCAAAAGACTCAACTTTCATTATCGGTGAGATTGGCGTCAACCATAACGCCAGCATGGACATTGCGAAGGAGCTTATCATCGGGGCGGCTGAGGCCGGCGCGAACGCTGTCAAGTTTCAGAAGCGCACCCCGCACATGAGCCTCCCGCCTGAAAAGTGGGACGTGATACGCGACACCCCTTTCGGGCCAATGAAGAGTATCGAGTATCGGCAGAAGATGGAATTCAGCTGGAGCCAGTTCGAAGAGCTGATGAGTTTCGCATGGGAGCGGGGCCTCTATTGCTTCGCCTCGCCGTGGGATATTCAAGCTGCGAATGGCCTCGCGTCCATTGGCAATCCGATCTACAAGGTGGCCTCAGCCACCCTCACAAACATTCCGCTCCTCGAAGCTATTGCCGCGATCAAAGCCCCTGTGATCGTCAGCACTGGCATGAGCGATCTCGACATGGTACGGAAGGCCATCGGCATCTTCCAAAGCCATGGGGTGCCCGAGTTGGGCATCCTGGCATGCACAAGCACCTATCCCGCCCCCGTAGAGAGCCTTAACCTTCGGCGCATCTACACGCTGAAGAACATGTACCCGGAATGCGTTATCGGCTACTCCGGGCATGAAGTGGGGCTCTGGACGACTCTCTGCGCCGTGGCGATGGGCGCTCGCATTGTCGAGCGTCACATCACCCTGGACAGGGCCATGAAGGGCTCAGACCATGCGGCCTCTGTCGAACTGCGCGGCTTCGAGCTGCTGTGTCGTGAGATCCGGCAGTTTGAAGCCGCTCGCGGTGACGGTGCTCTAAAGATTCAGGAGTGTGAGTATGCTGACATTGCCCGTTTACGAGGATCTCCTTTCCCCCTCACCGGGGCGACGAGGCACCAATGAGAACAGTGTGCATAGTGCAGGCTCGGATGGGCAACACCCGATTGCCTGGGAAGAACGGAAGAATGCTTTGCGGACTGCCGCAGATCTGGCACGTCTTAAAGCGCATATCAAGAGCTTCGACCTTCACGGAGATCATGCTGGCGATCCCCCACGAGAGCAACGGTGGGATACAGATCGACGCAGCCCGCTCTCTCGGTATTCCGTATCTCGACTACCGTGGCGATCCTAACGATCTGGTACATCGCTACGCTCTGGCCGCTGATATCATGGACGCTTCTGTTGTTGTACGCATTCCTGGTGATAATACTCTGGTGGACCCGGACGAGATAGACCGCATCGTAAATTATTACAATGCGAATCCATGCTCCTGGGACGTGCTCACCACCAACCTAGACAGGAACGTGCTCGACAACGGGTATCCAGCCGGCCTGGGAGCGGAAGTGTACGACGCTCGCTACTTTCAGATGATCGACAAATTGAAGCTCCCCAAGCACCAGCGGGAGCATCCTCACAAGTGGGCCTTCGAAAACTTCAAGGTGAGAACGATCAGCGCTCCCCCCTACATCTACAATCCAGGGGTGAGCTACTCCATCGACACGGAGGCTGATTGGGCGTTCACGGAGGAGATCTACGAAGCCCTCTGGCGTAACAATCCCGACTTTCGCATCCGCGATATCAATCAGTATGTAGGAGAAAAGCATGGCTAACGACATTACCAACAATCCACTTGTGCTCGATACGGCAGCGGCCACCGCTGTCATCAGCAATCTTTTCCGCATCACAGCCATCAAGTGGACGGTTGATGCCGGTGCCACTGACAACGACACGGTGGTTCTCACCGACAAGAATGGTAAGGTGATCTACGAAGAGATCCTCACCGTCATCACGAGCGGCATGACGCAGGCTCCTCCGATCAGCTTCCCTATCCCGCTGAAGTGCAACGGCTTGATTTGCCCCACGCTTAGCGGCGGCAAGGTGTACGTTTATTGGGAAGGCCAGCAGCCCACGGCGTAACCATGAGAAAAGACAATCGCTATGACAGCTTGATTCAGTATTACGCTGAGGAGAATGGCTTCCATGGCAAAGAGTGGTTCTGGCTGAAGGCTCAGATCAAAGCCGAGTCCGCATTCAACCCTACTGCCAAGTCAGGCGTGGGCGCGAAGGGGCTCGGCCAGTTTATGCCTCCCACCTGGGGGGAATGGGGCAGAGGGCAGGACGTGTTCAACCCGGAAGCCAACATCGAAGCGCAGGCTCGATACATGAAATGGCTCCTCGGTCGCGTTACCACTTGGGACTGTGCCTTCGCCGCTTACAATTGGGGCATTGGCAACGTGCTGAAGGTGTGGCAGAACAGCAATTGGAAGAACACGCTTCCCAAAGAGACAAAAGACTACATCGTCCGCATCAATCAGTATCACGAGGAGTATCTCAATGGCAATTAGCACAATCAGCATCAGCACCCCTTCGGGGCTCTACAAGTATCGCAACACCGATCTTGCAGAAACCAAAGACGGCGTTGACAACTCCTCGGGAACGATCCACAGCATCCTGGTGGACAACACAGCCAACGCTGGCGCAGCCAGCTACCTGAAGCTCTGGGATCTGGCTGCGGGCTCCGTCACAGTGGGCACCACCGCTCCTGATTACATCCTGAAGATTCCTGCGGCCACCAAACGTTATGTCGTGTTCCCTGAAGGCTTGGCCTACGGCACCGGGCTCGTCGCGGCCTGTCTCACAGCTGGCGGCACTGCGGGCACTACAGGCCCCACGTCAGACGTGATCGTGGAGATCATCTTCGAGACATAAGGGGGAGCGATGTTCTACCCTCAGCAGCAGTATAAGCAGCAGGAGTATGCGCAGAACCCCTACCAACAGCAGGGCTATGCGCAGAATCCTTATCAGCAGAATCAGTATCAGCAGCAGAATCCTCAGCAGCAAGCCTACGCACAGAATCCCTATGCGCAGCAGCAGTACAAGCAGGAGCAGTATCAGCAGCCTGATTACGGGATGAGCCCTTTCGGGCCAACGAGCATGGCTTCGCTGTTCTTCAATCGCACCACACCGACAAGGAGCAGATATGGCAGATGACGCTTCCAGCGAATTAGCAAAGGGTATTCTTCGGAATATCATCCCGCTCGACACACCGGGCATGAACAAGGCCGCGCAGGGCATGAACGACACCGTGATACAGCTCTTGCAGCGTCTAGGCTTAGCCAAACCACCGGCTCCGCCGCTCAACGCTCCTCTCCCCCGCATGAATCCAGCGACGGGTCAAGTGGAGTTTCCGCCTAACTATCAAGGACCGAGATAATGGCTACAGGGTCAACAGCAGATTTCGCTCTCACACGCAATGAGGTTATCGCGTCGGCCCTGCGCAAGATCAAGGGCTGGCCGGAAGACGGCAACCCTCCGGTTCATAAGCTGCGCGAAGCTATCCGTGCGCTCAACAACTTGCTCCGCTCCGAGGACCTGAAGCAGACAGGCTTGGCGAAGAGCGCTTGGGCTCTGGACACGGCCTATCTGCCCCTAGCGGCAGGCCGCTACATCTTCAGCTCAAACGAAGACCTTCCGCTCATTCAGGAGCTGATCTCCGCCACTGTGCGCGGCACAGATGGGGATGACAGCGATCTCTTGGATATCATCTCTGCGGAAGCTTATTCCAGCCTGGTGCCGAAGAACGACACAGGCGATCCGCTGAAGCTCTATCTGAAGCGGGCTCGCTTGCTCAGCGATCAACGGCTTTATCTCTGGCCCGCTCCTTCGAGCGTCACAGCCGGCGATAGCGTTGTGCAGTCCGACTACACGTACACCTGCATCCTGAAGCACACGGCTTCTTCGGAGAATAAGCCTGGCAGCGGAGCCAGCTGGCGGCTGTTCTGGATTCAGGGCGATGAAACCCTCACGGCTGACACATGGGCTACATCCACGGAATACGACAATGGAGACTTACTCGTACTCACTTACAAGCGGCCTCTCTACGACTTTGACAGCCAATACGATAATCCCGATTTCCCTCTTGGGTGGGAAGATTATCTTATCTACAAGTTGGCTGTTCGGCTGGCCCCCGATTACGATCTCGGGATGGAGCAACGACAGCAGCTTAGACAGGATCTCGCTGCCCTCGAAGCTGAGCTAGTGCCGGCAGCTCGTGAGAAAGTGAACACCATGCACAATCATGCGAGGTTTTTCTAATGGCTGATTTGCTTTACACTGCCGTACTGGAGCGTTTCACAGATGAACAGTTTGATGAAGACTTCGAGTTTAGTGGCTACATTCCAGAGAGCACTACTGTATTCAGCGCTGTTGTGTATGCTGTTAATTCCACCGGGGCGAACGTCACGGACGACCGTGTTGTCACCCATTCCATTAGTGGAACGGTGGTGACGGTGACGCTTCGCGCAGGCTCTACAGAAGGCCCCTACCTGATTAAGGTGGTGGCGACTTCCACTTCCAACGTGCCCTCTGTGCAGACGAAACTCCTGAACGTCACTGCTCCGGGGCTTTATCGATAAGGGGCGTGAACCATGGCTTCGGCAACTGAGCAAGCTACTCCCATCACGGGCTTTAAGGGGCTCGACAAGTCTCTCCCTGTTCCAAAGCAGGGCTACACCCGCTCGCTCAAGAATGTCCTGATAAACCATCAGAACGTCCGTGGCAGAGGCGGGGTGTCTTACAGCAGCACCTTCGGCGGGGCTATGTCGGAGAGCGCTCTCCATCTGATGCCTCATGTGGCAGACAGCACGTTGGCGACAACCCTGCTGCGCATCGGTCCTACGAAAGTGGAGAAGAGCACGAGCGGGGCCTGGTCTGATATCACCGGCACAGCGCTAAACGGTGCAGCTGGCGATAAGCCTCAATGGGCAAACTTCCGAGGCACGCTTTACTTCGTCAATGAAGGCAAGGACAATCCACGGAGCTGGACAGGGAGCGGCAACACAGCTGCAATCGCATCAGGCACCGCTCCGAAAGCCAAGGGCATCATGTCCTATTACGGCTTCCTCTTCTTGCTCAACATCTATGACACGGCTGCGTCAGCTTTCGCTCCGCGCCGTGGGCAGTATTCAGAGACACCTGACACCGATTGGACGCAGTGCGCAGCCAACCTAGTCAACTTCAATGAGACACCGGGAGCTGTGCTCGCCGGCATCCCTTGGGGCGAAGCTGCGATGATAATGAAGGAAGACGGTGTGGTGGCTTTGCGGTGGGTGGGCGGTCAAGTGCGCTTCACACAGCGGCTTGTCCAGGGGGCTCCTGGAACGCTGGCTCCCTACAGCTGTCAGCCTATTGGAGATAAAGGCGTCATCTACTTGGGGGACGACTACCAGCTCGGGCTCGTCAATCCCAACTCCTTCGAGCCGCTGCCCCCTAACGTGACGGACATTCTACAGAACGATCTCTACAAGGCGGGCGTAGCCAACTGCCGCACCGCTGTGATGGATGACCGCAATCTCTATTGCTTCTTCTTCCCGCTCGATTCGAGCGGCAACACGGGGCGGATTGATTTCAACTACCAAACCGGCGAGTTCGCCTACAGCACCTACAGCACTTCACAGCCGTGGAGCGCTGTGCAGATGGTGCGCTGGACGAAGACAGCGGAACAGTCGTTGATCGGACAGAGCGCTACGATTGCTTACACGATGGACAGCGCCACGGACAAGCTGGACAACATCAGCGCAAGCAGCACTGCCAGCGTGAGCCGCTACTACGACACGGATTGGATGCGGCCCTCCGAGATGGCTTCTGCCTTCACGGGAGCCACCTTGGTGTTCGAGTCTAACGCTTACGCGAAGTGTGCGTTGAGCGTGGCAGTCGACCACAAGAACACGTTCCGCTACCGCAAGGTGTACGATCTGAAGCCCAAAGCAGCCGGCGATGAATACACCAACGTGCGCTATGACCTTCCCCCTATCGAATGCGAATGGGTGAACGTCCGTATCGAGTTTCTTCCCAACGTGTCCAGCTCCCCGGTGCTCCGCTCTGGGGCGCTGCATTTCATCCCGAAGAAGGATCACCGCGACGTGCGCCGGTCGGCTAACATGACGGAGGAATAATGCATAGTGTGCTCAAGATTGGCGACAAGAAGATCCTAGTCACGCATCCCGAAGGCACAGAGCTGAAGATGGAGGGCAGCGTGCTCTCAGCAACCAGCTCCTCTCACCGATCCCTGGAAGCGCAGCTTAAAGAGCAGATGGGGCAGGAAGGCGTGCAGTGGGGGGATGCTATCGCTTGGGCCACCAAGAAGCTTGGCATCGAGGCCTGTGCCCCCTGCAAGGCTCGCCAGAACATCTTGAATCACGCAAAGCAGCTTGGCATTCGGGAAACCATCAAGCAGATCAAGGACACATTCAATGTCGGCAGCTGATTTCACTAACGTCAGGGTGGAGAGCAAGTATTACGATTCGGTCATCATCCGCTACAGCTATGCGGGCGCTGGCACGATCAAGCTATACCGCTCTACAGACGGCAGCTCCTACTCTGCGCTGCAAACCATCCCTGCGGCCTATGGCAGCTATCCGACGCTTACGGATATCACCGTGTCTGCGTCTACGCTTTATTATTACAAGTTCACTGACGACAACGGCAGCACGTTCTCCTCGGTGGCTTCTGTGAAGACACAGACTCAGTTTCCTCCAATCGACTTGACGCCGAAAGCTTTGACGCTCCCTGTGTTCACAGGGGACAAGGACGTTGACGCTGCGAACCTCGATCTCATGCGGGCTCAGATTGAAGCCTACGTGAATGGCGACTATGGAGCCTCTCCCCGCAAGACATGCGAAGTCTGCGTTGAAGACGGAGCCCTGGTGCTTGATTGCGCCACGGGCTGTTTTGCATTTGTCGTGCAAGGCGCTGATATCGCTGATATCAACAGCCTCTCCATCAACTGCGAGAAGTTTGAGATCACTTTTGATGTGCCGGATGGTACGTCCACTGAGGTGTGCGGATGGGACCCAGGGGCCGGGTATCGAGGGGACGAGTGCTTCCAGGCTCCAATCGATGGCCCTGTGACGCTGCCGATCACGATGATCCAGCAGACTCCTTGCCCAGGAGAGCGCACCTATTACGTGTCCGCTCCTTGCAAGGGGGACTACGTTTATGAATGCTATGACCGAGACAGCCGCTTCCATTCAGCGAATCGGAATCTCTCTGTGACGGACTGTACGTGTGCCGCGATCTTCGATGGCAATACGGCAATGTCGTCCAACGGCTTCACTTGGGTGATGCGCTCCGGCTGGAATACAGGCTGGTCGACGCTCGATCATCAGGGCGCAGCTGGCATGTCCATGTACTTCGCCCGCGTCAATTCCAGCTGCGCTGGTGCGCCGGGGGCTGCTAACATTCTTCAGTATAGCATCGGTGGGTTTGGCGCAAACGCTATGTCCTATTCGGTGGAAGGCAAGCCGCTGTTTGGGTTCGCGGTGAACGTGCCGGCAACGGCTACTCTTCGCTCCTTCACAGGGCATGTTTTGCTGTTCGATTATATCAACAGCCGCTTTACGTGGGGGCGCTATACCAACGCCGATCTACACGCGGGGACTATGCCCACCGTGATTAGTACGCTCGCAATGAGCGCAATCACGCCAACGCAGATCTCGCTGATTATCGACGCCACCGGTGGCAACACTTACAGCCTGTACGATGTTACGTTCGACAATGACACCCAGAGCGAAACCATAGCCCACAGCTCGATTAGCTTAGGCTCTGAGCCCTTGGGGTTTGGTGTGTTTTGGGTGGCTAATAATAATACGGGGGATCACACAGCCCGTCTTTCGACGGGAAAAGAACAAGTAATGCTTTGGTGGGGGTAGAATGAAACCAACACAGAAATATGCGTGGGATCTGATCGACTCCCCCCTACGCTTCAACGAGGTCACAGCTCCCACTGCCGCCCAGATCCAAGCGAACAGCTTGGCTCTCTACGCGAAGGACAAAGCGGGCGTAAGCAATCTCTACTTCAAGGATGACGCGGGCGTTGAGCATGACATAGGGCTTCTGGGCTCAGGAGCCGCAGCCCTCACGAAGGTGGATGACACAAACGTCACCCTCACCCTCGGGGGCTCTCCTACAGTGGCCCTGCTTGCTGCTACGAGCATCACAGTGGGCTGGACGGGCACGCTGTCAGCCGCCAGGGGCGGCACCGGCGTGAGCAGCTTAGGCAACGTCACAGCGGGCAGCTCGAAGATCTCTCTCGGCGGCACGCCCACAGGGGCGGTCATCAACTCCTTCAGCATCGATGTCAACCAGGCCAACCTTGACCACGGCAGCATTGGCGGGCTCTCGGACGACGATCACACCATCTATCTCCTCGCAGCAGGCACCCGTGCTCTGACAGCAGATTGGGATGCCGGCAGCTTTGAGATTCGGGCTCAAACTTTTGAGAGCGACGTAGCCACGGGCACAGCTCCGCTGGTGATTGCCAGCACGACGCTGGTGTCGAATCTGAATGCCGACTTGCTTGACGGACAGCATGGCAGCTACTATCTCGACAGCGCCAACTTCACGGGCACCAACTGGACAGACCTTACGGACGGGGGCGCAACCACGCTCCACAGCCATTCGGGGAGCGGGAGCAGCAGCAGTGGCGGCGGGCATGCACATGGCATCACGCGGCTTACAGGCGATGGCTCCACCACTGTATTCAACTTGCTCGACATAGCTGAATACTTGGAATTCGCCACAGACAACGGCTCGATGATGGACCCGCTCAACTATACGCTCAGCGCTGATGGAAGCCAGATCACTTACGCTACAGCTCCCACGGCAGCGCATTTCATCGAAGTCAACTACGTCATCATGGGGCTCTAATGAGTACACCAGGCAGCATTTGGCATAGCGATCTAGCGCTCCTTACATCAGGCGATGACCATACGCAGTATGCCCTGCTTGCAGGGCGGAGCGGTGGGCAGACGCTAATCGGGGGCACAGGCTCGGGGGACGATCTAACGCTTCAGAGCACGTCCCACGGCACGCGGGGCTCCGTATTGATTACCAACGACGAGTTTGTGATTGGCGGCTCTCGCACCATGTCCACCCTGGAGAAGGGGCACATGGAGATTACAACCACGATCACCAACAGCGCCACAACCATAGCCGGCTTGTGGTGCAGGCCCACGTTCTCAGGCAATAGCAGCTTGCCGATTGGCATCATCGCGCAGCCTACGTTCACGCCAGGCGCAAGCATCAACGAAGCTATCGGCTTCTGGTGCGATGCTCGTGTGAGCCCTGGCAACTCAATCACCATCAGCCTAGCCGAAGGCGGGATGTCGCGGCTGATCTACTCGGACGTAGCGGGAGCTGTCACCACGGGCGTCACGCACACTATCTCAGCGCCTGAAGTGCAGGGAGCCCTGCTGCCCACGCATCAATACGGCTTGAACATCGCCAACCAGGGGGTGGCTGGCATGACCAACGCCTTCGGCTTGCAGGTGGTGGCACAGGCGGGGGCCACGAATAACTATGACATGAGCTTCACCACAGTGGACACCACAGCAGCCGGTGCTTACTACGGACGTGTACCAGTGCTTTACAATGGCCTGAAGAAGTACGTTCATCTCTTCAGCGCATAGGAGGACCATGGCAATTATCTCAATCACAGTTCCAGACAGCGCTCTGCCTCGGCTACGCGCTGCCTTTGGGCATCCCGATCCAGTGACGCCAGGGGCGTGGGTGGATGCAACGAACGCAGAAGTGATGGCGGCAGTGAAAGCAGGGCTTAAGAGCAAGGTGATCGATCACGAAACCACGCTCGCTGCTATGAATGATAGATCTATTCGCAGCTCAGAATCTTGGTAGGAGGAAACATGACCATAGATGACCGCGTAGCCAAAGAACTCGGCTCTCTAACGCTGCTCGTTTTGCGGCTTCAGACAGAAGTGGACTTGCTTAAGCAGAAGCTTGAAGACGCAGAGAAACAACACAAGGATCAGTAATGGCGAACACAGCTCTTAATCGCTCCGTTGTCGCGCTGCTCACGAACAAGTCGGGCGGCAACCTAGCCTATGGGGACGTGGTGGTAATCTCCACGGGGACAGCCTCGGCATTCACCACCACCACCACGGGTGCTTACCTTACCACAGGCATCGGTGTTATCATCGAGCCCAATGGTATAGCAAACGATGCCACAGGCCTCGTTGCTACAGCTGGTTGGGTGCCGAAGGTAAACTTGAACACAGCGGCTACGCTTGGTCAGTTCATTAAGACGCACACTGTTGCGGGCCAGGCTACTCCCCACTCGACGCTCGCTTCTGGCGACTTCGGCTACGCCTTGGAAGCTTCGGCCACTCCGAAGGCTATCCTGTTCGGTGGGGCTGTGACGGTAAGCTCCGCTGGTATTTCAGACGGAGACAAGGGTGATATAACGGTATCCGCAAGCGGTGCGACGTGGACTATCGACTCCAGCACAATTACTGTGGCTAAGTTGGCTACTGCTGCGAAGACCGGAACCATCACCTTCGTCATCGACGGCGGGGGCAGCGAGATCACCACTGGCATCAAGGGCGATCTTGAGATTCCCATGGCCTGCACAATCACCCAGGCGACTCTCTTGGCAGACCAAAGCGGAAGCATCGTCATTGACATCTGGAAGGACGCCTATGCAAACTTCCCACCAACCGATGCAGACAGCATCACCGCGTCTGCGCCTCCTACGATCTCGACGGCAACGAAGTCTCAGGATTCGACGCTTACTGGCTGGACAACTTCCATCTCAGCGGGCGACATCCTACGCTTCAACGTGGACAGCATCACGACTTGCACTCGCGTAACCCTGTCGCTGAAAGTAACACTGGCTTAATATGTTAAGTAGTATCTTTGCAGGACACAGCCGCGTGTTTGCCGGTGGTGGAGCGGGTTTACCATCTGCCAACATGACGGCGCACTTCGACTTTTCTGACATCTCGACCTTATACAAGACTCGCACCGCCGGAAATAACCCTGGGTATTCGGACGTTGCGACAACGGACGCCGATGTTATTCGGGCGATCAGAAGCATCTACCCGGCAGCCACGTCAGACCTTGTGCTATCAGATGCTAACAACTCCGCCCTCGCTCCAGCACTTCGCCTCACCTCCCCCCTGTTGGGCACACAGTGTTTGGATTTTGACGGATCAAACGATAGGATGGTAGTTTACGACCGCACCATCACAACAGCACGGGTTGCCTCGGTGATCTTTGGCGTGGGAGCTAAGACAGCTTTGATCTCGTTTCGGTGTGAATCCTTACCAGCTTCGCCAAGCACATACCAGCCTCTAATGGCAGATTTAAGTGGTTCGTTTTTTTGGGGTATCTACATATACAACAACGCCGGCACAGTGCAGCTTCTTTTCCAGAACTATGATGGCACCTATGATTCACTGTTTCACGGCACGGTTGCAGCCGATACAAACTATGTTGCTGTAGTACGACACGATGGGACCAACATCTACGCTGCGCTTAACAATGCGTCCGAGTCATCTTTAGCCAGTGGAAATTCTAGCGACTTAGGCAGCGCGTTCTATATAGGTGGGGGTAGCGACTCTTCAGTGTTTAACGGGCGGATAGGAGAAGTTGTAACATACAATGCCGCTCTCACTGGTGGCAATCTAACAGACGCTATCACTTATATGACAGACAAGTGGACTTAGGAGACTCAAGGAGAAATAAATGGCAACTACCATGACGTGGGCTCCCACGAAAGCAAGTAAGAACGCGGTTCAGCCCGGAGCGTCAAAGTCTAGCTCGGCCACTACATATGCCGATCCTACGCTCGCCAGCACCATTGCTCAGGGTGGAGCAGCGAACACGGCAACTGCCTCGAAGAGCCTGCTCGATCTGCTTGGCGATCCCACGGCAAGTTCGGCTTACCAGACTACTCTTAAGGGCATGCTTGCCGACATGCAACCATCAATTGACCAAGGCTACTCCGACCTGTCCGATGCATTCCGTAAGGCTGGCGCACAGCAGAGCGGAGCCTACGGCTCCTCGCTCGCGCAGTATGCCTCCGGGGTTGAGCGCAATCAGCTAGGAGCAGCGGCGGACGCGATGAAAGCGATCCTCCCGTCCCTAGTGTCGGGCTACAGTGGGATGGCTACGCAGACGCCTTCCTTGATGGAGGCCCTTAAGGTGTCGCAGTCGAACAGCGCTTCACAGGCGTATGACCCGAATGCGGCGAACAAGAACAGCGCCATGGGCATGCGGCAGACGCTCCCTAGCGCATCCGGCAACACCCAAGGACGAATCGGCTACACGGTTGGGGGCGGGTATTAAGCATGGACACTCTGCAAGATCTTCTCACGCGCATCGGTGCGGAGCAGGCGACACAGCCTAATCCAGACCAGCTGGAAACGCTCACAAGCCTCGTGCGCCAGAACATGACCAGCGGGCTTGGCGTGAACGAGCAAGGCAACTTGCAGTATGACATGCCGGCCTTCAATCGAGCTGCCGGCTACGCCGGCCCTATGCGGGAGAGCGACAAGCCCTCGCTCATAGCCGCAGCGGATATCCCTGTCTACAACGGGGCGAAGCTTTCTCCTCAAACCCTCGAAGCGCAGCTCATGGCCGGTGGCCCTCTGCGCAGTGTGCTGCCGGCAGACAAGGCTCAGCAGATGGGCTCTGGCATGCAGGCTATGCAGGCCGCAGGCATGCCCGCAGCTGTGCAGGGCAGTGTGGTGCAGAATCTTTTACAGAAGATGGGCATCGGGCCTGACAAGTTCAGCGATGCTTTCGCTGAAGCACGCGGCAAGGCTCTGGGTGAGCTGGCTGGCGGGGGCGGCAAGCGTAACATTCCTTCGGAAGTGATGCGCTCCATCGGCAAGGAAAACTTTCACGATGCCGTGGACAAGGGCATTGCGGACGGGAGCATTACACCTCAGCAGCAGATGCAGCTCGAATCGCGGCATCAAGCAGCCTGGGCTAAAGGCACTCCTAGCGAGAAAGCTGTTCTCACGCTGGCTTCTGTCCGCACATCAGCAGATGCTCTCGACCGCTTAAAGAAAGCTTACGAAGAGACAGAGGCAGCTAAGACCGGCAGAATGAGCAGCACATTTAAGATTGCGCTTGCTCGGACAGTGGCCGGCGCATCAGGCACAGAGCTGCTTCCCTTCATGGAGAAGCTTACGCCTGAAGAACGCCGCTATGTGGCGGAAGCCAACACGTTCAGCATCAACCTCCGTAACGTGTCGCAGGACAGCCGCTTCAGCAACTTCGACTCTCAGAAAGTGTTGCAGGCCGTGGGCAATCCGCTCATGGGCCGCGACCTTTACATGGATCAATTGGATAGCTCGGGCAAAGAACTCTACCGTCGATACGACAACACTGTGAAAGCGCTGAAAGGTGCAGGCAAGAGGGTGGATGAATTTGCACGAGAAGAAGCTCAACCCGCAGCTAAAAGCGGAGCCACCGGAGCATGGAAGGTGGAAGTGGAGAAGTAAATGGCAACGTACCGAGTCACCGGGCCTGATGGCACAAAGTATCGGGTAGAGGGTCCTGATGGAGCTTCCCAAGAGGAAGTGTTAAGCCAGATCCAGGCCTATCGGCAGGGTCCGACAGAGCCGTCTTACGTGAAGCCCGGTGATGTAGCCGGGGCGAAGCGCAAGCTTGGTGTGTCGGGCGACGTGCAGCAAGGCTTCACGAACGTACCCCAAGCAGACACAAGCGGCAGGGGCCGCGAGCTGCTTGGCGGTGACACGGTGCTCAATCCTATCGTTGGCCCTATCAGCGAAGCCGGCAAAGGCATTGCGCAAGTGGCTGGCGGTGTGAAGGATCTCGTCACCACCAATCCCTTCCAAGGGCCTGATACGCCCGCTCAAGGGCCTATGGACGCGCTGCGCAACATAGCAGCGTCCCCACTTGGGCAGATCGGCCTGGGCGCTGTGCGCACAGTGGCCGCTCCTTTCGCTCCCGTAGCTGACCTTGCCTCTGTGCTAGGCGGCGGTGCTGCGAACCTACTGGACAAAGCCGGCATGCCGAAGACAGCCAACGTGGTGGGCGGTGTGGTGCAATCGGCAGGCGACGTGCTAGGCTCCCTGGGCGCAGCGGGCTACACCAAGCAAGTGGGCAACCTAATCAAGGGCGATCCTCGCACAGCCGACAAGTATCTCAAGTCGTCGCGCATGCGGGCTAGGGAAGCTGAAGACGAGTTGGTGCAGTCGACCAAAGCCACCGAAGCAAAGGTGGCCTCGATCAAAAGCGAGACAGAGCAGGGCAAGCGCTTCGTGAGCGAAGTGGCGGATGAACAGAAAGCTGCCATTCCCACAGCTCAAGAGCTGAAGCAGAAGTTTGCCGCCAATGCTCCTCTTGGCAAAGAGGCGGGGGCAAGCTGGCAGCAGGGCTACTTCCGCGAGCTGGACACCACCAAGAAGAAATTCAATGAGGCGTATGCCGACAAGCTCAACCGGGGAGCAAGCATCGAGACTGTTCCCGAAGACTATCTCGCAGCAGCGAAAGATCTTCGCCAAGCAAGAGGCATGGCAGAGCGTCCTAGCATGGGTCCAGCCGAAGGCGTGGCAGAGCGGCTAAAGAAATACGACAACCTTGAAGACTACATGGACGACACTGCCAAGGCGCTCCGCGAACAGCTCCGCAGCGGTAGTCCAGCGGAGAAAACCTACGCGGAAGATGCCCTGAAGGAATTCCTGGGCAAGGGCGCAAAAGAAATGCCGGAGATCCCCACAGTGCGCGATCTCATATTCGAGCGTCAGCGCTTGAAGGCAGGGCAGCGAGTTGTGTCTTCGGACGCAGCAAAGAATCAATTCGACAGGCTTATCAAGCCCCTCGAAAACGATATCGTCAAAGCAGATGAAACGCTTGCCCGCGAGCTGTTCGCCGTGGACAACGCTTACAAAAAGGAATTCGTTCCCTACTTCAGCAAAGGCTCTGCCACGCGAGCAATCAGCGAGAAAGACCCTAGCGCGGTGGTGGATATGATCTTCCAGCCCACAGTGAAGGGCGGACGCATCGGTAGCACTAGCCGCACCGAGGAAACAATCTCACGAGCGCAGGAGCTTCTCCCCGGCGCAGAATGGGATAAGGTTAAGAAAGCGTTCACGAATAAGTTGATTGAGAACGCCATGGAAGGCGGGGTGTTGAATCAGCAGAAGCTTGTGAAGGAATGGGGCAAGTATTTAGATCCCGCAGGCAGCAACAACGCAGTGCTCCGCAAGGGGCTAGGCGAAGCCGACTTCCGAAGCATGCAAAGCACCATCAACCAGCTTCAGCGCAGCACGCCGCAGGGCATTGATGCTTACGCAAAGGATCTCGTGAAGGGCTTAGAGAAGCAGGGTAAGGTGAGCACGGAAACCGTGCTCGCAGCTCAGAAGACAGTGGAGAAGCGGCTTGTGGAGAAGATAGCGCGGGAGACAGGGAGCAGCACAGAGATGGTTACGAACAGACTCCAAAGCATAGGCTCTGGCGTCTTCGTGTCAGGCTTGCTCCGTGGTAACACAGCAATCACGCTCGAAGGTGCCGGCCTGGTGGTGGGCTCGAAGGCCCTCGCCACAGTGTTGGGCTCCATGCGCGGACGCAATGCTTTCAAGGCTCTACTCCGCGCCGCCCCAGGCACATCACAGCGGGCGGCGCATGCTCGAATCATTCAGCAAGTTATCAACCAAGATGGAGGGAACGAGTAATGGCAGCGAGGCGCAATCAAGTAATGGAAACTCTGAATGAGATTAAAGAAATCATTCAGCGACACACCGAGGCTGACGACCGCAACTTCAAGGAGCTACGTGCTCTCTTCGACGGTACGGACGCCAACCCCGGCATGAGAATGCGTATCGACCGTATCGAGCAGGCGGCTTTAGCTAAGCACAGCCAGTTCAAATACGTGTGGAGCGCAATTGCAACAATCGCAGCAGCAGCTATTGTGAAGATTTGGATTGGCTAGTCTTCGTGAGAGTCCAACCCATCAAATCACAGTAGGTTTGCACGCGGCTGATCTTCCAATTCAACATGTAGGCCGTGATGGGGGCGGAGTGTTTCACCACCCCGTCCCTCACCACGATCCCCACGTTGAAGTGCGGAGCATCAATTTCCCACAGGCTGTTTGGCCCGCTTGATGATTTCAAGAGGATCTCCTTCTCCAACCCAGATCAAAGTGATTTCCTGATTCTCCTCTTCCTTGCACATCCAATTGCTTTCCTTCTCCAGCTCCTCCATCGCCAGCATGTAACGCTTCACTTCCCCGATCAAGTGCTCAATGAGCTTCACGTCGATGCTGTGCCGGTACGCGGCCTCTTGGAGCCTGGTGCGGCGGCACATCTGCTTAGCTCCTGGGAGCCCTAAAGCCCTGTATTGATTGAGGAATTCCCTCACAGTGCGCTTCGGCGGCGTAGCTGGCTTGGCCGGCACCTCCGGGATCGTTTCACAATTATCAATGTTTTCAGTCACTTACAAATCCTCCCTTTCTGGTTGAGGGGTTAGGCCCACCCTAGCCCCCTACGTTAATCCCTGGGCCTCCTGCGAAGCCTGGCGAGCTTTCTTGGTGGCTTGGGCCTTGGCAGCTGCCACTTTCCGGGCTTCCTTGCGTTCCGGGGCCTGGTAGAGCCGGTGGCCTGGGCGCAGGTGCGGCGGCACGTAGGGAGCCTTGCCCTCGTCAATGAGAGCATTCTTGGCGTCCCGCGCATCGCAGCAGGGCAAGCAGATCCGGCATACTCGATCCGTAGGCTTGCCACACCAAGCACATTTCCTTTCACTAAGCTTTGACATCTTCGTGCGCCAGCATTGCGGCATGCTGCCGGCAATACTCCCCCTTCGGTCCCTGTCCCCGCCTGCGTAAGCATTGGTAGGGAATCCAGCCTCCGCTCGAAGGCCACACTTCCATGGCACAGCGTTTCTTGTCTTCAGCTGTGCCCTTGGGATTGCCAGCCCATTCCCCATAGCGCTTGTTCTTCGGCGTGCTCATTATCGTTTGCCTTTGGCATCATCGCAAGCGCTGCACTGATCCGGGTCCGGGTTATCATGCGCCGGCTTGTAGGTGGATTTCCTAATCTCGGTTTCCTTCTTCGCCAGCACATACTCCGCTCCGTTGATGTTGAAGTAGACGGCAGAGGCATGGTCTTCGTCACGCTCGCCGTTGTACCATTGAAGGAAGTGTCTTAGGGCTGATTCACGGAAGCGATCATACTCCTCCATGCCGTTGGCCTTCATCCAATTGCGCTTCGCGTATTTCTTCGCTCCCTTAGTGAGATGCTCCGCCCACCGCTTGAACATAGGGCCGTCGAGCGCCAGGCCAAAGTCGACCTTGTTATCCGTGGTGTCGCGCACCATGCCGCTCTCGAATTGCTGTCTCGCTCCGCTATCCTTCACAGTGAACTCGCTCATTTTCGTTCCTCCACGACAAGAGTTAATTCGGTGCCCGGTGGGAGTATTTTTACTTTCAAGGGACAGTCAGTGCCCCACGTATTGCGCGGGTTGTTCAGGCTGATAAGGCCATGGTAGCCCCGCATGATGAAATTCCCGAAGTAGGTGCCCGGTTCTTTCACTTGAGCAACGTCCCCCAACTTCATGTCAAAGGCACGGACCACTTGCGCCGCTTCAGCTGTTATTTCAACCTTCATTTGCCTAGCTCCTTTTCATCGAACACTTCTTCAAGCACCGGCTTCCGCACGATATGCTTTGTCTCACGCGGCATCACCATGACACGTCCCTCTCCGTTCCCGCGATCCACCCACATGCCTTTCTGGGGCTCAGGAGCGCAGGCAGCGAGCCCGTCATCGACCACAGCAGGGTCGATGATCATAGGCGGCGGAGCCGGATGACGGGGCACGCTTGCCACGGTGAGCATTTCCAGCAAGGTGTCGAGGATCACATGCCCTTCCGGGATATCCTCTTTGAGCGGGCATTCCGCTCTGATACGAGAGCGGATAGCGTCCAGCTCCATCACGAAGTCAATCCACTTCATTGTGCTTCTCCCCCTTGGCGATCTCGGCTAGATAGTAGACGCATTCATCCCAATCAGCAAACTCTTGGTCAGCCAGGTAGTGGAAGACGTTGCTTGGCTTGCCGATAAGCCAAAGCTGCTTGTGCTGAAACTCGCCCAGGGCGAAGCCCCATTCAGCATTCTTCCCCCCGGTGCTCTGCCGGTTGTCAAGGATGATAAGGTCGGCTCTGCCCACTTCGCAGAGATCCTTGATGGCAAGCTTTTTCTTGAACGTGTCATCGTCCATGCCGGCTGGCTTCGCTACCTCTTGAAGCCAGGTGCCGGTGATTTCATGCCCTTGCGCCCACACACGATGCGCCTCGGGGCGCAGGGCGGCTTGATCGGTGAAAGAACCTGCAATGTAAATCCTCATTAGATCCCTCCATTTTCGTATCGTTTTCGTAGCTCGTAAGACACCACTTCCACAGCAAAGAACACTTGCCACGCCAGCTCATAGGCAAGGCGGTCATCGGGCTCCATCACCTTTGCCCACAAGTCAGTGGTCATTTTCCGGTAGATGCTATGGGCCGTGGTCCAGCGGGGCTCCGTATGCCACTGATCCATCATCTGCTTGTAGAAGTAATAGCAGCGATCTCCGGCTTCCACAACGGGAAGCGAGTAGAGCCCGTGGGCGTCGATCTGCTTCCGGCGTTCCTTTTTGATGAACGGCATTATTCCATCTCCTTTTGCTTCTCCGGTTCAAGCACAGTTATCTCCGTGATTAGCGCTTCGTGAACGTATCCATACATGCCCTCACCTGGCTTCTCCTCGCCAGGGTCGTAGCCTTCCGAATGACGTAAGCGTACCACTTCCTCTTCGATGTTATCGATACGCCCAAACTCAACCCACGTTGCAAGAGCCTTAAGGCCCTTTGGTGCTTTCTCAATGGCATATCGATCTCCCCCTATCGGGTCCACCCACTTCAGCGAAACGATCTTCCCAATATAAGCACGCGGTACACGCATGTCAAGCCCTCGCTAGAAAGAAGTTTGCCACAGCGTAGGCCACATAGGAGCAGGCCAGGAAGTAGCTACCCTTGCCAGCTTCATGGACCGCAGCGCCAACGTACAACAACCCGGCTGCAATGGTGAACCAATTCATTTCGGCTTCCTCCGCAGAGGACAGTCGGCGGTGTCGTGCTCTTTGCTTTCGCAATGCCAGCATTTTCCGTTCATAGTTTCCCCCCTTGGTATAGGTCCATACTGTGCTGGCAAGCTGTGTTGAAGCAAGCCCACCGGATGCAGAAGCTTAGCGCCACCCTGGTAAGGATGGTGTTGCACTTCGGACAGATGATCCACTTTCTCCACTTCACAGCTTGCCTCCCTTAAAGAGCGAGATAGTTCGACTACAGTTGACGTTGATGCAGATGTAAGATGTATGCGTCACTGCCGTGACACGCTCCATCAGGGAGCCGCAGGCTCCGCATACTCGTAGCTTCGGCATCGCTTGGGAAGGCCGCTTAGGGCAGTCTTCCTCGTGCTCCTGCATGGCCTTCAGGGTGCAGTAGCGGTTGCTTTCACAGTGCCGGCACTTCTGCCATTCCAAGCCTTCCGGCATTACTCCTCCTCGTAGATCTGGTAGGGGCCAGCTGCCCCCCTCGCATAGAACTTAATCACTGCCCCGTCGAATGTCAACTCTGCCGTAGGCGAAGGCTGTCTGAATTCGTTCTTCGGCAAGAAGAACACCACCGGGTAGTGCCCCACGTCATAGGGCAAGAACGCTCCGCTCTTGAAGATTAGCAGTGCTTTCATCGAGCCTCCGGCACCGCTGTTAAATCAGCAATGAAGTTACCTTGCGGATTAAGTCGCACAGAGGCCACCGTCACTTCCTGCTTCATCACTTCTTCGTTCAAGTAATAGGTGATAGCCTTGCACATCTGCTCTTGTGTAAAATGCAGTTCGTCCACTTGCATCACTTCACCCCCTTAGTGTCTTTGCCCCAGGCTCCGCAGTCGTTGCACTGGAAGCGTTTGTAGCGCTGCGTGCCGGTGAAGGCCACGCCATGGTATTGGACGTTCCCCCCGCACTTGGGGCACGTCTGCCGATCCTCTTCGAACGACATGCGAGGATGGGCATTATCGAACGGGAGCAAGCGGTAGTACAGCTCTTCGAGCGCAAGCACGTCCCCCTTGCAATACTCCGCCATTTCCTCCACGGCTTTCATGTCACCCTGCATAGCTCCGAACCACCACAGCGGCCAGCCAGTGCCTTTCTTGATTTTCTTGTGCTCCAAGTTGAGCGTGTTGCCCAAGTTGTCGAGCCGGTTGGAAGAGTAGTTTGCTGCCTTGCGAGCAATCATGCAAGTGTCACGCATCTTCGTGAACGGAATAGCAGGCAGCTTGTGAATCATCAGCCGGCCTTGGATGAAGCGCCGGTCGAACACAGAGCCGAAGTGGGCCACGGTGAGATCCGCTTCCTTGTAGATCTCGGAGAACTCTTTGAGGAGCGGGCCATCGTTGAACGTCTTGAGATCCTTCTTTTTGATGCAGAGGATCTTCACCTTGTCTTCGTAATTCCACTTGTAGCCCACCATGAGGCAGAAGCCCAGGTCGGATTTCAGTGCGTTGACGCCGGCAGTCTCGATATCCCAGAAGAGTATCTTAGGCTTGTTCACTTGTTCTCCTTACGAACTTTATTTTCTCGTTTCGTTTTGGTGTCGTGGCAGTCTTTACAAAGGATCTGAAAGCCATCGGGTCCGCAAAACATTCTCGATATGTATTCGTCAAAGCCTTGCCAGCCTTTCTTCGGGTCAACCACTGGCTTAATGTGGTCAATCGACACTTGCTGGCGAGGGTAGGTTTCTTCGCAGCCCGCGCATTCATAGAAGTTCCTCACTCGTGGATATTCCTTTTGGATCGCGCTGCTCTTGCCCACTTCCACCTTTGCATCCCGCAAGCAGGCGTTACGCGGGGGCCAACGGTACGATGCTTTACGCAGGCTCCAGATCACCCACGTCTTCAGGTCTACAGGCTTCATCTTATGGGTCTTTCCTCATTGAACCAAAACTCCCTTGTTTGATCGCGCACAAGA